CTCGCCCTTGAACTCGACGCTCATCGGGTCGTGGAGATCTGCCACGGCAGGCCCTGGCCGGGACCGGACGCGGGGATCTCGAAGTTGCCGACCCAGGGCAGCGTCGCCTTGGCCGGGGCCTTGGCGAAGCTGATCTTCATCTGGCCGGAGTTGACGACCTGCCAGCCGAAGATGCGGGTGGTGTTGTCGATGCTCTCCCACCCGAGCATGCAGCGGACCTCGGCGCCGATGCCGGGCGGGGTGATCGTGGTGCTCTGGGTGGTGCCGCTGCCGGTCACGACCGAGTTGGCGCCGTTGAACGTCTTGATCATGTTCGCGGCGGTGACGTTGGCCAGCATGAAGGAGAAGTTGCCGGTGCGGTCGGTCGTCTTGTAGGCGATCGGGTCGTACAGCTCGGCCACGTACACGGGCTGCACCGTGAGGTTCACGTTGAAGTCCGAGCCGGCCTCGGTCGGGCCCAGCGGCAGCCAGCCACCAGTCCATGAGTTGGTGTAGGCGCCGTTGGTGGTGACCGTGTTGTCCGAGACGGGGATGGCGGTGCCGAGCGGCGCCCAGTAGAGCATCCCGGCCTCCTGAAGGAGCCGAGGGCCTTGTCGACGAGGCCGCTGTCAACGGCGGCCGAGTTCACGGCGTGACCGGGCACGTAGGCCAGGGCGCCATGGACGTAGATGTTGGAGATCGCCACGTACTGGCTGTAGAGCTTGGCGTTCTCCTCCGCGAGAGCCTGGGCGGCCTTCACGGTGTCCTCGGGGGTCATGGGTGCAGACATCGGGGCTCCCTTTCGTTCTGCGGGCATGGGTGAAGCCCCGACGCCGAACGGCGCGGGGTGGCTGGCGGGGTGGGACTAGCTGGAGATGGCCCCGACAGAGATCGAGGCGGTCGAGCTGTATCCGGTAAGTGACCGTCACGAGCAGGGACGTCGCGGAGCCCTGCTGGTTCTCGGGGTCGAGCACGGCCGTCGACAGGCTGATCTCCTGCATGTCCGGGACCGCGCCACCGAGCGTCTTGTCGTTCTGCATCGCGTCCTGCCACGCGCCCAGCAGGGCGAAGGCGCGCGTGCGGGTCACCGTCAGATCGGTGCCGCCGTCCACCGCGGCGAGGTGGCACTTGATGTCGCCGGTCTCGATGGTGGCGAAGTCCGACGTGTCTCGGACCTGAGCGAACTGCCCGGCCGAATCGTCAATGACGTAGCCGACGCTGACCCACGCGAGGGGCGCGTCCTGCGTGATCGGCTGCCCGTCGTACACGGGCACCCCGGCGAACGTCGGCAGCGTCGGGAGGACCGCCAGGAGGCCGCCGTAGACGACCGGCCAGCGGGGGGTCGTCACGCCACACCCGGCGCCATCAAGTAGGGCAGCAGGAGTTCCATGACGCCCTCATCGAGGAAGCCCAGGCCGCCCGGGTAGGACGGCTCGGCGGCGTCCTGGTTGCCCGGCGCCATCGGGGAGGCGCCACGCTGCGAACGCCACATCTCGGCGACCTGCATGAGGATCGCCCGGTTGACCGGGTTCGGGACGTCGGTGCGGCCGGCCGTGTAGGTGATGGTGAAGATCGACCCGCGACCGTAGAACGGCATCGTGCCGCCGATGACCGCGCGCCGCAGCACCCCGGTCGTGGAGTTCAGCCGCCACGCCGCCGTGTCGTCCACGGGCGCCGCACCGAGCCAGGGCTGAATCATCACCGAGGTCACCGACTGCACCGGGGTGCGGGGGAGCACGATGTTCGGGCCGTGCTCGTCGAACTCGTCGGTGAACGTCTGCGGGGTGATCGGGCCGATGAGGTCTTCGATCGCGGTGACCGCGTCGAGCAGGAAGCCGGTCAGCTCGTCGTCGTTGCTGGTGGTGGTGATGTTGAGGAACTGCTTGACGTCGGCGAGCGTCACCAACCCAGCCACGGCGCTCCCTCAGTCGTTGGGATGCCACCGGGCGCCCTGAGTGGGCGCCCGGTGGCGGGTGGTGCTACTTCTTGGACGCGCGGGGGGCCTCGGCGGTCTCGATGCCGCCGCCGCCCTCCTCGCCAGTGGCGCCGCGCAGGTTCTCCGCGCCGTCCTCGCCCTTGACGAGCGCCCGGTTCTCGAACGGGTGCACGCCGACGGACCGCCAGTGCTCGGCGGACGCCTCGGCGCGGTCCAGCCCGTACTTCGCCTCGTGGGCCGGGCCGGTCAGCGTTCCGTCCCCGCGCTCGATCTCGGGGTCGGCCGAGGCCAGGTGGTGACGCTTGCGCGCCTCCTCCACGGCGTCGGGGCGGGAGGCATCGACGAAGCCGGTGCCCTCGTTGGTGTAGAAGTCGCTCATGTGACTGACTCCGATCAGGACGCGAAGGTCGGCGGGACGAGGCCGGTGCCGGTGAGGACGCCGATGGACTCGGTGTGGCGGTTGAGGATGGTCGCCACGTAGCCGTACATGCGGAACAGGACGCCGAGGGAGTCGCTGTAGGGCTCCCGGAAGACCTCGGTCTTCGGGCCGGACTCCAGCAGCACCAGGTCGTCGGTCTTGAGCAGGTAGACGAGGTCCTGGTTGGTGCCCGCGCCCACGTTGGTCGGGACCAGCGGGTCGATGACGACGGGAAGGCCGTGGAAGTAGCCGACCTGCCCCATCGGGACGACCGCGTTCTCGATGGCGAGCGGGTTGTAGGCCGCGCCCATCGGGGTGACCAGCGGGCGACCGCTGTTGTCGGTGGCCGACTCCAGCCAGTACCACCGCCGCGGGTGCATGACCCAGCACGACGGCGGCATCAGCCGCTTGGTGAGGAACTGCGACAGCAGCGAGCCGGTCTGGCCGTAGAAGCCGGCCGGGGTCGGGCTGGCCTGCGTCCAGGTCTGGGTCGTGCCGACGGTCGCCGAGCCGAGGCCGTTGACGACGGCGTTGGTGCCCGAGCCGTTGCCGGTGCCGGTGAACACCTGGGTGCCGACCTGCTGGGCGTAGGCCGCGCCGAGGTCCGCGACGATGACGTTGTCGAAGTTGCGGGCCTGGTCGATGAGCTGCTGGCTGACGACGTTCTTGCCGCCGATGGTGGCGAACCCCGTCTGGATGAAGCCCGTGGTCGGGTCCGTCGAGGACAGCGCGGAGTTCTGGGTGCTCTGCAGCGCGACGGTCGTGCCGGTGAGGAGCTTCGGGTAGTTCAGCGAGGAGATCCCGAACGGGACGTCCTCGTGGTTGAACAGGTTGGCGGTGATCCGGCCGGGGCGGATGATGTTGATCCACTCGTCGGTCATCCACGCGGGCGGCGCCCACTCACCACCGGACCCGCCAGCGGCGTTGGTGTTGCCGACGGCGCGGGTCTCCACCTCGTGGGCGGCGTGGCGCCGCAGCCGCTCCGTGGCGTTGTAGTCCCGGCCGACCTCGGCCTTGAACAGGTCCCGGAAGTAGCTGTTCGGGCCGCCCTTGGCGTACATGTCGGGCTCGTTGACCTTGACCGGCTCGCGGCGCTGCTCGCCGCCCTCGCCGTGCTCCCGGCGGACCTCAGCGGCACGCGCCTCGGCGGCCTCGGCCTGCTCGAGCTCGACGATCCGGCCGTCGGCCTCGCGGACCTCGGCCAGGATCTGGTCGAACCTGGCGGTCTCCTCGGGCGTCATGTTGCCGCCCTCGCCGCGGGTCTCGGCCTCGGCCACGATCGCGTCCAGCTGGACACGCAGGGCCTCGCGCCGCTCCCGCATGATCTCGGAAAGCTTCTTGGACATGCGAAAACACCCCTTTCAAGGGGTTGGAGTGGTGTGGGGTGGTGGCCGCGTCGAGGTGGCGTCCGGGTGCCGTACTAATAGGCGGGCCGTAGCCGGGCTGCTTGCGGTTTCGTGCGACCCGCGTCTAGCGCGGGTGGTCTGTCAGCGCGCGACGTCGAGGGCGAGCGCCAGCCGCCGCGCCAGGTCCAGCGACCGGCCGCTCGGGGCGGGCTCGTCGGCCTCGTCGTCGTCGGCGTCCGGGTTCGGCACGCCGAGCACGTCGGCCAGGATCGGCTGCGCCTTGTCCACCGCGTCATCCGACGCGGAGATGAGGTCGAGGACGTGCTTGAGCTTGGCGATGGCGTCCGGTGGCAGCGCCCGGCCCTCGCGGAGTTCGCGGGCGGTCTGCTCGACGAACAGGCAGCGCGCCTCGTGCAGGTCCTTGGACCGCAGCGACGCGGAGGTGGTCGGTGACGCCGGGTAGGTCACCACCGACACGTCCCCGCCGGCCAGGTTCAGTTCCCGCAGGGTGCGCAGTGTGCGGTCCTGCGAGTAGTCCCAGTCGTCCCCGCCGGCCGGCACGCGGAAGGCGAACGACATCTCCGACAGATCGCCGCGGCGCATCTTCGGCAGCAGCCGCTGCACGTCCGGGTCAGACGGGTCGAGCGGGGCATGCACATGCAGCCCGTGGCTGTCGGTGCGCAGGGTCAGCGTGCCCGACTTGGTCCGGGCCAGCGGCTGCCCCGCATGGTCGATGAGCAGCCGCACGTCGGGCTCCATCGCCAGCGTCCGGTCGAACGCGCGCTGGTCGACCTGCTCGAAGAAGGGCCCCATGTCGTAGGGCTGGTTGAAGACGGACGCGTAGCCCTCGAAGATCGGCGCCCCGGTCGTCGCGTCGTCGCGCATCTCGAACTCGGCGGCGACAGTGCGCGTCTCGAAGGTCACGGTCAGACTCCCGCGGGGTTGTCGGACGTAGGCACTGGCGCCTCCGGGCCGTGTGGATTGTTGATGCCGGGCAGCGCCGTCGGGCGCCCCAGCGGGCCCACGCCGAGCGGGACCATGTCGACCTCAACCTGCTGCGCGTGGGTCATCGGGTCGATGCCATCGCGGGCCCGGATCTCGGACGGGGCCTCGATCTTCGCGGCGACCCGCTGCAGGTCGACCTTCGCCTGCGTCTCCGCGTCCAGCCGCAGGATGCTGCGGGTGTTGAACTTGACGAACTGCCCGTTCGGCAGCAGCGCCGAGATCGCATCCTCGATCCGCCGCAGCCAATGCCCGAGCGTGTAGGTCAGGAACTCCAGGCCGCGCTGCTCGGTGTTGCTGTACTGCATGCCGCCACCGGCCGGGCCGTCGACCATCGCCGCGGGGACACCGAAATAGCGGGCGATCTGCGCAACGTTGGCCTGCTGCGTGGCGAGGAACTGGGACTCCTCGGGGTGGACCTGGATCTGCTGGTACTCCAGCCCCATCCCCATCACCATCGGCTCACGACCCCGCACGGAGGCCATGAAGCGGTCCTTGAGCGAGCGGGACTGCTCCTGGTTGAGCTGCTGGTCTGCCCGGATGATCGCCTTCGGGACGCCGTCGCCGTCGAAGAACTGCGAGGCGAACCGGCGGGAGGCCAGGTCGAGGCCGAGAGTCGCGGCGGCGTAGGAGATCGGCGACAGGCCCACCCGGGTGCCGGGCAGTGTCAGCCCGCGGATGTGCCACACGTTGCCGGGCGGGATCTCCCGGTTCGTCACCCGGTTCGTGTACGTGATCCGACCCGTGTCCTTGTCCACAGCGATACGCACAAGGTCGGGATGCAGCAGGTGGTTCGTGCGCGGGTACAGGTTCGAGTCCCGGCCGATCACGCCGATGCCGTTACCGCGCGCCAGCAGCGACACGACGAGCATGTGGATCCACTCGGATTGCGTCATGTCGTCGTCGGGCTTGACGATCAGCGCCGGGTCGGGGATGCGCTTGGGCACCGCGCCCGGCTCGGTCGTGCGGCGGAACGTCTCCAGCGGCATCGACGAGATCGACCCCGCGATGAGGTTGATGCACGCCCAAACCGTCGGCACCTGGAACGCCATGTCCGGGTTCGTGCCGACGCTGACATAGCCGCCCCCATCGGCGCCTGGGAAAGGCGGGATGATGGGCTCCGGGAAGACCTGCCGCCGCTCTAGCTCACGTCCGAGGAACAGGCCCACGCGGCGTTCCTCCTCAGCTAGTGATGCGGTCGATGATGAGCAGCAGTCCG